GAAAAGGGCGCACCGGTCTCCGTGTGACTTCACCACAGAGAAGTGACCCCGGCCCCCGGTGGGGGTGTCAGTAGGTGTAGGTCGGGTTGATGTCCTCGGTCAGCGTCTTCTTATCATGGCAGCTCTTGCAGAGAGCCTGCCAGTTGTTCTGGTCCCAGAAAAGTTTCTGGTCACCACGGTGTGGAATGATGTGATCCACGACCGTTGCCCGGACGTACTTACCCTGCTTGGCACACTGCACACAGAGTGGATGAGCTTCCAGATACGACTTTCTGACTTTCTGCCACCGCCTGTTGTATCCACGCTTCGCTGCCGGGCGGGTCACCTCTGGATGGAGAGGCAGGTGCTTCTCACAGTAGAGCCGGCCGGCTTCCACCAGCTCCGGGCAGCCGGGATGACGGCACGGTGTCTTTGGTCTGTACGGCATGGGTCAGTCCTCCCACGGAAGACCAGCCTTACCGAAGTGACCGTAAGCACTGACCTTGTTGTAATCTACATCCAGCAGTCCCAGACGCTGGATGATTC